AACTAAGAGAAAATGTTTTCTGCTGAAGGAAATGTGTCTAATTCTCTGTGGTCAGGGACCACGCACCAGTTAGGAACTGGGTTCGTTGCTACATCAAAAACAGCGATTAAGTGTTTTGCTTACGTGTCTGTTGGTGCCGCTGCTGGATACGCAGCATATAGAATACCTTGGCGCCATTTAGCGTTTAAAACAACATATGGTAATATGGTGTTTTCAAAGTTGGTTGATATCTGTTCGGGAAAGATCTCAACGGATTATCGACAGACTTTGAAAGATATGCCAGTGGAGATTGAACACAGTGCTCCACCCAACCATCGCCACCCCAAAGCTGCTGCCTTGCGTTGCAAAGCTAACATACTTATGCAACATTTTGCCACTTTGATTGGCCAAACGCCTTACCATTATCAAATGAGTAAGAGCGAGCAACAGCTAAACAAAATAGGGCAAAGAACGGTCTACCATGGCAAAGATCTTCAAACTTTATATCAGAAAGATTACGCCGATGGTTTTACTATTCTGACTGATGTGGATTATTATGTGGATATGCCTTCTTTATTGGATGGACGAAACATAATAATGTACAGCTTTGTCCCTACGTCAGTCGCTGGTAAGACTGACGATGGTGTCTACACCATTAATCTCGAGAATGAGGTTGAGTTGTGCGTCAACGGTGGCGCGAAATATCAACATAGACTCTGGGATTACGATGACGACCATATCGTCAATCGTGGATTTTTCCGCACGACAGTGTACCTAGTTGAGCAAATCCAATTGTCCCCAGATCGCCGCCTCATATTCTTGAACCATATACGCACAGTACACGGACCGATTGGTTGGTTGATCCCAGGTAGGGTTTTAGAACGAAAACGCTACAACTTTGGTGGCGTCACTTTCAACCGATTCATCGAGAGCAAAGACGGACAAGCGTCGTTATATTACTCCCTGGGCCGACCAGGGGAATCTGATAGTATAACGATACCATCAGCGGCTTATACTGCGGCGCACATACGCCTTTCTTCGAATAAAGACCCGCATTTAAGTGATGTTGAGCGCTATTTCAATACCTACAATGTGCCCAACTCACTATTTGCAGCGAGTCTCTTCTTCGATGTATACCGCCGATTTCCGCAGGTGTTTGGTGAACAACCCAGACTGTTAACTTTGGGCACCACACCACATGACTATCAAAGTCCAGGTCCGTTGGTTTCTGAGGACGGCAAGTCGACTCTTCGTTGCTTGTGGCCGGGTTACAGTCGTAACGCATTCTCACCGGTCAAATCATACAACAACGACGTAGCCTGCTTGAAAGGAAGGATAGAAGAGCCTAAGAATAAAAGGCCCAAAATACCACCTATATACTATACTTTCTTTAACGAGTTTATTAATAGACTCGTTCCGGACGACAAAACTCATACTTTATCGCCACATAGTTTTCAAGAGATTTGGGAACAGTTTGACAGATCGAATCAGAGATCTCTGCTATCAGCCGCTGATTACAATATGGACCCTGCAGTCTTTGTGAAATCTTTCCAAAAACGAGAACCATATGGGAAGATTACGTCTCCTCGCAACATATCCACCTTACCTATGGGACACAACGCTACCCTAGGTCAGTTCACAATGGCTTTCTTACA